GAAAGTTCAAACTTTTAAAAATGGTACTAAACATCTTCGTGTTGAAGATAAAGTAACTGGTAAGTTTTTAAGATATGAAAGACAGATTGATGAAGACCCTACTATGTATTTTGGAAAATATAAAGGTTTGAAGTTTAGTGAAATCATGATTGAGAATGAGGGATATTTGGATTGGTTACTAACACAGGATTGGTTAAAAGAGAATCTTAAAAATACTATCGTAGAGTATATGACAAAGGAGTGAAGACACACTAATAGAGTAAAATTATATTTAAAATAAATATAATTCATATAATAAATATGGAAGCACAGGATATAGGTTTTATAATAGCGTCAATTGGAGGTTTAATTTGTAGTATAATTTATGCTTTGAAACATATTAAAAAAAGTGAATGTAGTAATTGTATTACATGTGTTCAGGATACAGGTGAAAGTGAAAGTGAATTAAAAGTATCCGAAGTTTAAACAACCTCAATAAAAGGGTGATTCTCAAAATTTTAAAATTGATTTTTTTTTTGAAAGAAAAATAAAATTAAAATGATTCACAATAATATACCTTACGAAGAGTGCAAAGACGAATTTGAACACGAAGAAATTCAGGGTCAATACGAACTAAAAGAACAACTTATGAAAGAACTAATCAATAGATATAATGGATTAAAATATTTAAAAAGAAATAGAATTCAAACAGCTTCTGAATTTAGAATGTTAAAGTATAATTCCCCTTATTCTTTCATTAATGATAATTTTGTTAAAACTTATGATGACTATGAAGAACTACACTGCACAATGATAGATAGATATTACATGTTCAAAGAATTAAATAAATATTTTAAATTAAATCAAAATAAAATTTTTGGAATAAAATATCTTAACTATATATAAATGGCGTACGGCGATGATACTAAATCTAAATCTAAAAAACCTTGTAGCAAATGTGCTAATAAGATGAGAAAAGAAAAACCCCCTGCTAAAAAGAAACCTAAATCTAAAAGTGAGGGTGATGACCCTTTTGATGATATTAAGGAGGGAGCATTGAAAAAACAACTTGGATTTAAAGAAGATGATAGAATACCTAAATCATTATTAGAAAGAATTAAAAAAAGTAAATCAGGAAATTCAATGGTAATTAATGGTAAAGAAAGAAAAGTTACTGACCTTTTACAAAAAAGAGTAAACTTTGCATTAAATTTCGGATATAAGAAGAAAAAGTAAACCTATACCTATTATAATAATTACAGTTCCATTCAAAACTTTTTCAAAATATAATTCATTATATATTTCATTAAATAAAATCATTTATTATATTCTTTATATATAATAAATGGCAAAAGAAGACAAACCTTTGTATAAACCCTTTAAGAGTAAAGCAAAGAATAAAAAATATTCTGTTTATGTTAAAAGTAAAACAGGAGGTAAAAAACTAATACACTTTGGTGATAAAAGATACGGACAATTCAAAGATAAAATCGGTGAGTATAGTAGTAAAGACCATAATGACCCAAAAAGAAAAAAAGCATACTATGACAGACATGGTCAAACCAAAGATAAAAATTCTGCTAAATATTGGTCTCATAAAATACTTTGGTAAGTTAATCAAAATACAAAACAAATTGTGCAGGATGTGTTCTTTCATTTTTAACAATATATTTAAAATAATTTACATACTTTCTATCTATATTATCTCTTACATATCTCAAAAAATCTTGATGATTTAATAAGTATCCATCATCATTTTTAAAGCGATTGATTCTCTTAAACTGCATTCTTTCCCTTCTACTCAAATCATTATAGAAGTAATCCTGAAATTCTTTAAAGTACTTGTTCCCATATTTAAATATATAATGATTAACCATTATATATATACAAAGAAATTAATTTTAAGTAGAAGCTGGTTTGACACATAAAGTAATAGCAGGATTCGTAATATTAGTAAGTGGAGTTCCGTCTTGGTCAATTAATCTTACTCTCATTTGGTTATGTTCTCTTTCCTGTTGATTATTAATATCATGATATATAACATTATATACCTGACAATATTGTAATCCATGAATACTACCCATACCATTAGTTCCATCACTCATTTCTCCTACTGGGAGACAACCAATAACATTCCTTTCTACGCCACTGGTAATTGATTTAACGCCTAATGAGGGAATGTCTACATAAACACCTGATGTAGAAGTATTAACATTACTTACTACACCACCATCACTTTTACCTGCTCCATTATTCTCTTTAAAACCTTTTATATCAAAGATAGATGTTAAATCACCTGGACTAAATTCTACATCAGTAGGAAAATTACTCCATGACCATTTATATCCTGCACCACCATCCTGGTCTTTACTTGGAACTAAACTACATTCCATATTATCTATACCATAAACATTAACAGTTGAATAAGGACTATAAGGTTTGAAGAAGGGCATTATTTCCTCACTATCCATATTTTCGGATTTATATCTATCATCAGGACTATCATTAAAAGCAATTTCAGTATAAGCAATACCATCAGTTGAATAAGCATAAGTAAAAGTTTCATCACCTGTAACATTGCTTTCCATTCTTATCCTGAAATACATTCCATTAGCTACAACAGGAGGAGCAGTAGTTGGTGTAAGAGCAGTCCCTTCTCTAAATGTAGGAGTTATACCGGTAAATAAATCAATAGAAGCTTTGATTGAAGGTTGTGTCTGTGCTTTAAAAGGGTCAAAATCCTTTGTAGAAAATCCCACCATACCATGTTGTCCACCATTTCCATCATGCCACCTAAATACCAATTCACCATGTTTACCTTTACCTCCTTCGGCAGTTCCATCCGTACAAAAAGCTGAACCGAAAGCACAGAAACCACTATCACTCCAACCCGGAGTATTTTTAGAGGTTCTCGGTCTTAATCTATACCTCCATGTTCCTGCTAAATCAGTATCAACAGCTTGAACTTTTTCATAAGCATCATCATTAAAATTTAAAGCAGCATTACTTCCTGAAACCATAACTGTACTATCTGTATCATAGGTATTAGAAGAATTATATTTCATTTCAAAACTAAAATCTTTACCCGTTGCATCCCATTGCCATAAGTTTGAAGAAGTAGAGGCATCTCCTGTATCTCCGAATCTTTTATAAGCTGGTTCTAATAAATCACCCTCTTGTGTTCCCTTATACCATGTAACAGCTCCTTCTTTTAATTTATCATTAATTAAATCATTAAGGTAATTAGCACATAAACTACCTGCTGTATCACTTGAACCTGTTGGTGGCTCTTGAAATGTTTGACCTGCTATATCAATATTAAATGTATGACCCATAACTGATACTGAAAATGAACCTGTGGGAATAGTTATTCCCTCTATAACTTTCCACGAAGCACTATATAAAGCAATTTTTGTATTGGGTTGAAGAAGAAGACCGGAGGGAATAGAAGAAGTAAAATCTACTTGGTCTATCTGTTTACCGCTGTCTTTAAAATTATCGTCAGGTGTAAGTGTAAGAAACATCTTTATTATATACAATTATAATAAAAAAATTTTAAAAAAAAATATAAATATATTTTATATAGAAAATGTTTAAACTTCAAACTGATAGATACAAAGACATGAATCAACCTAAAAAAGCACCTGTTGAAGATTTAAAAGAAGTAAAGGCGTATAAAAAGGGTAAGAAAAAAAAACTACCCAAAGAAGAAGATATGTTTGATAAAAAATTTGTTAAAGGTGGAGTCGTTGCAATGGGGAAGAAAATTAAGAAACCTGCCAAAGAGGATTTTTTCGCTATTAGAAAATCCTGCGTTAGTAGAACCTGTAAGCATGGTGTTAAGCAATAAATCTATATTATCTAATTTGGTAATTGTACTATTTAATATACATTCTAAATCCATTTTTAATATACTTTAATTTAAATGTTTTTTATAAATTTCTCCCCAATCATCAAACCAATCATGAATAGCTTTTAATTGTTTCATACTTTTCGTTAGTAAATCTTTATTATCAAAGAAATGAGAATATTTTTCCCATTTACGAAGTTCTGTTTTCTTTACAGACCCATCTTTATTCGTTTTAGCATTAATAAGGAATTCCTCATATCTTTCACTCATATTATTATCCATTTGTATATATACATATGAGATAATAATTCTTCAAATAGTTTTTAATTAAATTTAATTTTTTTCTACATGTATTAAATATCTATCTTTATTGTTTCTTCCTGCGTATACATTCCTTATAATACTTTCATTTAACCATTTACCATTAGGATAAGTTGCATCAGTATAATCATTCATTATATCTTTTACAGTTTCGCCCATTAATTCTAATAGTACATCTGTCTCGTTTAGAGGGTTTAGTATTTTTACAATCCACATATTATTTATATATATACAAATATATTTAAATACATTTTATTTATTTATTTATCTTTTTTAAATTTCTTAACTCTCTTACCCTTTGCTTTTGTTTCACTTGCTTTCTTTTTTTCTGCTTTTGTTAATTCTTTATGAGTAGCAGGAGTATCCTTATCAACTCGTTTAGTTGGTCTGTAATAATCACCTTTCTTTTTATAACCTGAACCACCCCTTTGATTCTTCCAATCTTCCTTAAACCATTTTGTTAATTTTCCTTTCTTCTTATCACCACTATATTTTCCACCTGCTTCTTTATATTCCTTAACTAATTGAGCAGACCTATAAGCAGAATGTTTTGGTATTCTCTTATAAACTCTTTTCTTTACTCTTTCATACAAAGCTTTGTTTGTTGGAGAAGGCATTTATTATTATAATATATTTAATTAATTAAAATTATTTCTACAATCTACACAATACCAATCACAATCTCCTAATGAATGACTAATATATCCTCCATCTCTATCAGGGTGTTCGTCATATTCCTCTTCGGTTAGTTTAGTATCACTCATTTTTGTCTCACATTCAATACATATTTCATTCCACTCATCTTCGTCTTCACTCTCACTATCACTTGTACTTATACCTTCTTGTTCACACCATTTTTTTAATTTATTAGCATTCGTTTCTATATCCATAAATAATTTATTTTGCCTTTCTTTTAAGAGAGAAATCAAATTATCTTGTGTAGTCATAATTGTTTTATATAATTTCATTCAAATTACATAAAAAAAATCAATTTAAAAAAATTTACTGGTCTCTTGTATCTACAACCTGTGACCTAATATCCATGACTTTAAGATATTCAACAAAGAAATCACACTCAACTGCCTGTTGAGTAAAAACAGTTGAAGCATCTCTCTTACTCCTAAAAATAACAGGTGTAGCACCAACACGGAAACCTGCGTTAGAAAGAGTATCACCACCCTGTGGATACTTACTTAAATCAAAAGCAGAGATATAAAGAGAACCTTGAAGAGCATCTCTCATATTCCAATCATTAGGGTAAGCATTGACACTAACACCACCAACCACAGCATCAGGGTCTAATTCATCACTATCAGCATTAGCTCCTCCCATAGTAAGATTTGTTTCCAAAGTGGCAGGAGGACAGAAAGCCATATTCTCACCGGTCTCATTAAGTGAGTGATAAGCTTTGGTTCTTGTATTAATATTTCTATCCTGAATCAGAAGAGAATTAACTAAAAGATTAGTTTCTAAATTTTCTAATGCGTCACTTCTATTCTTACCACACCAACTAACTAATGCTTTACCTTGATTATCAGCAGAACTAATATTATTAGCATATCTATGAATAGCGTATACTTTCATGAGAGCTTTACCTGACATCTGTAAATTAGTATCAACAAAAGAACCTGTTCCTGTAATAGCAGGAAGAGTTGCCTTAACCACAGCAGCGTGTCTATAACTTAATATAATACCTGTGGTGTTCATGGTATTACGAAGAGCATTCTCAAACATAGGGTCATCGTATACCAAATAGTCCAAAAGAAGATAAGGAGCATCAAATGAAACAGTTTTTCTACTGGAAGGAATAGCGGTCTTTAAATCAGCAGCAGTAATAGTAAGAGTAAGAGCATTATCACCACTGGCAGAAGCATCACTTGTAGTTGCTGTTCCTGGTTTGAAACCTGAACCTCTTGAAGTTACTTCAACTGTACCAACAGCACCACCGGTTTCAGTAAGAACTTTACCTGTTGCAACAACAGTAGCATCAGCAGAGGTTATATTAAAAGTTTCTCCGACGGCATAACCTGTACCGGCTGCTAAAACGGTGGGTGTAGCACCAATTTGAAAAGCAGAAGTATTATCATTTGCAATAGTGAAAACATCATCAAATTTTGTATTGTAATAAAGCTCTAATCTAATTTGTCCTAAAAGATTAACAGGAAGTTGAAGGTCTTTAAGAGCAGGTAGAATAGAATGAAGAGGAAGGTGTAAATCAAAAGCTAATTCACCTGAACCAACTTTATTATTAAATTGTTTATTATCAGTAGTTGTAGCATCATCACTTGTTCTTTTAAGAGCGACTTTACCATAAGTATTAACCTGGTCAGTATCATAAGATTGACGAATAAAAACAGCGTTATTACTACCATGCTGTATATCTCCTATTTCTGAAATTTGGTCAGGATTTTGAAACCTGTGTTCTAACCATAATTTGCGTCCTAAATTTTCCTGAAAGAGAACAACTTTACCATCAACTAAAAGCTGGGCTTTCTCTAAACAACCTAAAACACCTGACCATACTTTTCCTGTAATAGTTTCAACATCACTTTCATCAGCATCATATCCACTCCAATTTACCTTAACTATAAAGGCGGAGTTACTATCTAAAACAGTTCCTTTCTTGGGCAATTCAAAGACCACACTATTATTACTTGACTGGGAAGGTTGAAGTTTTTCACTAACTATTTTTAGTGATTGTTCCTCATCAGTGTATTGGTTTATTAATACCTGTGGGAGATTTGTAATTGGGGCATTACTATCAGTGAGAGCAGAAGACATCTTTTATATATATAAGATATAATAAAAAAAAAATAAAAAAAATATAATTAATTTATTTTAATTATATTCTTAAATGAAAAAATTTAAGCCACCTGTATTCCTTGTGATGGATTTATTAGTAAATCACTTCTTGCTAAATAAAAGTTATGTACACCAAATTGTGTAGAAGAAAGGTCGGTCTTATCAGGGTCTTGGGCTTTCGTTATTAAATTCATGGTAATATTACCCTGATTAACTATCCCCGCCCCACTCTGTGGTGAGTAGGAAGTTCCACACCCCATCACGCCATCATGCTCACCTGCAAATCCACGAAGATTCTGACCAATGAGACCGGAGAAATAGACATCTCTTGCATTCCTGTAAGCTGAAAGATACTCATCAACAATCTGCGAATAATTAACATTTTCAGCAATGTTATTAAGATTAGATGTATCCCTCTCTCTCTTAACATTGAAAGTCCATTCTCTTGGAGACCTAACACCCATTCTACTCATACTCATTTCCTCTATACCACCAAATGCAAACAGAGTATCTTCATTATATTCACTATTAGAAATGTGAGATACTGGTAGGGAGTTCTGTATAACAGAAACTAAACCTTTCAAACTAACTCTGTTATTGAGTGAGTTTTGTCCTTCATTCTGAATAACATTGTAGATATTAACCCACGAAAGAAAAGAAATAGCAGGTTGAGGATTTTGGCGTTCCATAGCTATTTGGTCTTGTGACTTATATATAACAGGAACGGTAAGAGATACATTACTGATTTCATAAGAAGAAGTAGCCGTATTAACATCACTACCCCAAAAGACAGAACCTACATTTTCTTTAAGAAAGATTTGAAGGTGGAGACCACCAATTTGGTCTAAACTTAAATTGGAATTAAGAAGAGCAGAATTAAGTTGAAGAGAAACAGGCGTCTTCTTAACTAATTTTTTCCTCTGTGCTTGAAGAGTGGGGTCACTTACCTGTAAGATTTCTACTTTGGTAGGTGGTTCATCCTTACATGTCATACCTTTACCAACACTACCATCCTGTTGAGAAGAATTAGAAAGGTGTTGTGCAGGTGAGAATAAAGCAGATTTCATAGAACTACTTAACCTGGAATAAGAAGTAATAGATTCTAAATTTGTACCGGTAGAATAGCGTCTACTTGAAAGAAGAACTTGCTGTATAATAGATTGAAATCCATTACATTTATCTATATTAAAATCCTGGTCAATGGTGGGTCTTGTTTTAGAAGAAGCAGTAGCATAACTATCTATTTCAAAGTTGAGGCGAACACTTTCACCCAACATAACAGCAGGAACATCTGCTATTTCAAATTTAACAACATTTTGTTTTCCTTGCGAACCGTAACTTTCAGCATTATTAGATGGGAGAATTTCCAAAACTCTCTTTTCTTGACTGGCAATAGAATTAGACATCTTTTATATATATAGGATATAATAAAAAAAAAATAAAAAAAATATAATTAATTTATTCTTAATTATATTTCTAAAATAAAAAATTAAACAAAAACCTCAACGCCATTTTGACCTATAACTAATCTTGTCATAGCACAGGCATAACTATTAGCTGTAAGATTTTTAGCAGGAAGAGTAGGAGAATTGTAGTTAAGATATAAGCGACAGCCCGTTCCGGTCAAATTCGTAGTTGCATTGTATTTACTGAATGCTCTTGGGATTATAAAATTAGCTTTGCAATTAGTTAGAGTTCTAAAATCCATATCACAGGCATGTAAAGTTTGGTCAACCTGATGTATATGTTCGGAAGAAGCTTTTGTACTGGCTGTTCCATTACCAATAAAAGCATCTAACAGCACGGGTTGGGTCGGATAAAATTGATTATCAGATTGATGTTGATACGATTTCAAATCCTGAAAGTCACCTGCTGAATGATAATCTTCACTATTATCTACTTTCCACACAACACTTTGTTCAGCAACAGGAACAGTTATAACACCCTTAACTCTACTCATAAAAGCAGGAATCTGAAATGATTGAGATTGTACCTCCTTCATGATAGGAGATTTGTAAGTTCTATACGAAGGAACATCCATGATAAGTCCCTCTCCTTCCACCTGCGAAGCAATCTGTTGAGTATACTGGGGAGGAGGTTTGACAATAGCCATAAACCAATCAGCTCTCGTAATAGTATAATCAGTATCCTGTCTTGGAGCAGCATTACCATCTATACCTGCTGTAATTTTAATTTTAGCATTTGCCACAGCAATAGTATGAGCAACAGCAGAGTGAGTAAGTTTAATTTTACCATCATTAGTTTCTTCAATAGCAGTAATTTCAACTTCACCTTTACCGGAAGCACCATCATAATGTTCTATTTTCATACCAACAGCAAAGGGACTATCACCTGCACAACTAAATCCTGAAAAGGGTGGGCGAAGAAAAGTTTCAGTAAATCCTGTGGTAAGACCACCCCATCCTGCGCCTGGTGTAAAAACTCCATCACAAACATTAAAGTGAGGAGTATGAGTAGGAGGAAATACTCTTAAAGTATGTTTAGGAGAATTGAGTTTGATTTCAATTTCAACATCACCAATAGCTAAATAGGGCATCACAGTTTTACTCGTGAGGAAACCTGAATAGTTAAGATAAAGCATTAAATCAAAAGTTCTATTCATAGCATTTTCACTTGTTCCTAAACCATTAAGAGGAGGAACACCTAATTCGTTCTTATGGTCACCTTCACCCCATGTATCATTAGAACCACCATTATCGTACATAGCATAATCCTGAACAGCCCTTCTTTGTCTGACAGAATGACTTTCTCCATAAGTTTTTAAAACATTAGCTAAAACATGGGCGTCAAAAATCTCCTCAATGGTATTACCATTTTGGGAAATCCTTAAATACTGAATAAGATTGAGAGAACCACAATCATTAGTAAAACTCATTTTGTAATTTGTATTTTTAAGTTCCATACTTAACCTTAAATACGAAGTATGGTGGTCAACATAACCCAATGAACTGGGTATAATCCATCTTATGATATTTTCTTGTGAACCTGAATAGCTGGAAGCGTTTGTAGAGGGTTGGAGAACTGAATAACTCTCTAATGGCATATTGTTAGAAGCAGACATCATCTTTTATATATATAGGATATAATAAAAAAAAAATAAAAAAAAATATAAATAAATTTTAAATTATTAATTATTCTATTAATAATTTAATTGAATTTACTAAATACTAATAATGTGGCATTACTCTCATACCTCCGCCCATATTAGCGGTATTAAATTGATTAGTTTGCGCTCCCTGTAATCCTAAACTGGTTGTTGGTTTTACATAAGGTTTTACTGGTGGTGGTTTTGGTTTAGGAGGGTCAGGGTCATCGTGTGAACCTGTTGCTGGATTGCAATTTCCTGTAAATCCTCCTCTAAATTCTGTGCATGAATGACTATTACCCATTTTATATATATATTATTTTATTTTATTTTTAAAAAAATAAATTAAATTAACTTGAAGTTTTCAAATCCAAATTTGGCGCTAAACTCATTGAACCAAATGCTGGTCTTCCTGCTGTAAATTGAGATTCATTATCTTCTACATTTATTTCACCTTGCTCTTGTGCAGAAGCTTCATCCATTTTTTTCTGTTCTTCATCATGTTCTTTTTGAGCAGATACGCCTTCATAAATTAATCCTGCCAACATTCCCAAAGGAGCTAATACACCTAATACACTACTTGCTGTTTCAATTCCTGCCATAATCCCTCCTGTTTCTGCAACTCCTTCTAATCCTGTTTCTAACCCTGTTGCTGCTGCTGTTTGTTCTGCTGACATGCCTCCCTCTGTTGCTGTGACATCACTTGAAATACCTGAACCTGCTTCATCACTACCACTTATGTTTGCCTTAACTTGGTCTACATTTTGAGTAGCACTTGTAGTTGTAGCGTCTGCATTAGGGTTTTCTGCTGCTTGGGTTAAAGACCTATGAGTATTAGCATCTATAACAGCATCAGTACCACTACTACTTTCTGTGACACCACCTTCCGGATTAAAAGGACTATCTTCTCCTACTGGTTCAGTAGGTCTTGGTGCTGCTGGTTGTTCAACTGTTGGAGTTGGTTTAGCTAATTCAGTTTGAGTAATAGCTCTTGCTCCTGCTCCTATATCAATACTTTGAGCGCCACTTTGTATAGCTTCTTGTTCTGCTGCACCACCATAAGCTAATGATGTTGTATCTTGTTGTTCTGCTGTTGTATCTAATAAGTTACTTAATCTTTGACCTGCTTGTTCTTGACTGACGGCTTCTGCTGGACTATCTCCTAATGTTAAATCACCTCTTTGCATTCTATCCATTATATCGGAGAGAGGAGGGTCTTGTGTATTATCAAACATGACTCTTTGAGGTAATTGTGATTCTCTACTTGCATAATAACCTGCTTCACTTAATCCTGTTTGTTCCGGATTAGTATATAAAGAAGGAGGTGGTGGTTGTAATCCGGCTGGTGCAGACCCTCCTAATCCTTCTACTGGTAATTGACTTGTTATATCACTTTCACCTGCACTTGCTCCTAAACTTGGTTCAGCACTTGGTTCGGCACTTACGGAAGTACTGGGAGCAGTTGCGGGGTCAACACCTTGCGTATAAGAACTTGGAACTTGAATAGCACCACTTTCACTTACACCTGAAATACCTGATGAAGCACCTGAAAAATCTTCTGCTGCTGCACTTGGTAAATCAGAACTAACACCTTGACTAACAGCTGGGGTTGTTTGACTAACACTTGCTTCGCCTGTTTCCTCACCAACATCACCACCTTCTTCCTCTTCCGGAAATGCTCTATCAACATCACCTCTCGCATCTTCTACTTCTGCCTGTTGTCTTGCTAATCTTCTACCATAAAAAGATTTAGCACCCTTTAATCCTAATTGAGATAATGCCAAAGCAGAAGCACCTCCTTCACTTGTTATTTGACCTTGTATCATTTCATTCATGAGTTTACCTGAATCAGTTTTACCTGCTTGGGCTATTAAATTTTGTCTATAAGCATCTGCTGTTCCCTGCATAGTTAAATTACGATTTCTTGAATAATTATCAAAAGAGGATAATTGACTTCTAAATCTTGAAGTTAATCCACTACCGATTTGACTTGCCCTTTGAGTTGTATCTTCCATTTATTATAATACTATATAATAAATAAAAAAATAAATAAAATATTTCAATCATATCTTTTAAATCTTCATCAATTGGTTTTCTACCTGAATAATCAGGATTATAATTTCCATTTTCATCATATCTTCTAAATACTTCTTCCTTAAAATTATCCATAATACTTAAATTTCTACTATTAAATATCATAAAACTGTACGGATTCCCTGCTACAATATCATTATACGCCAATAAATTAGCTTTTGGGTCTTGAAAATGAGCTAATTCTTCCATAATACTATCTAATGTTTTCTTATTACTTTGTCTACCTATAACATACATTTCGCAATTATTCCTAAAACTTGAACCTAAACCACCTCCTTTACCTTGACTACGAAGTAATTGACTAATTAAGCAAATACTTATGTTGACATGCCTACATGTTGTTGCCATCGTAAATATTTTAGCTGTTTGACTTGCACCTAATGAAGGTATATCATCACCTATAATAAGTATTTTCTCTTGGTCTTCCGGTTCTAAATCTTTTTGTTGTTGGTATAAACCTTCAATAATTCTATCATCATATTCCTCAAAACAATTCTCGTCAGATATATAGTCAACTAAATATCTTGCCGACCGGTCACATTTCAAAGTTCCACTTATCAATATTATCCTATCAAAACACCCTCCATAGAAGGGGAAATCCCTTGCAAAACAGTTTTGCGCCCAAACCGTTTTTCCTGTGTTCCTACTGGCTACAATACACATTGTGAAGGGAGGTTTGAGTAACTTCTTACCGACTTCCTTATATTTTACTTTTTGTGGGTCGTCTTTAACAGGATAAATATTATAATCAGCTGAATTTTCTGCTTCATCATTATCACTCATTTATTATATGTATATATATAATAATTAAATTTTAATTAAAAATTATTCTAAACCTCCTAATTCTACTTCAATGATATTAATACTTTCATCTTCTTCATCATCACTTTCTACACCCATGTGGTCAGTTAAAGCTTGACTTAATTTACTTCTTATAATACCTATCAAACTTGTATCTTCTTCCTCATCAGTTATTACAACTAATCCATATAATAAACAAATTAACTTTTTGAGTTTAGCTATTTGTATATTTTTCTTTTTTATTCTTTCTTTAAAATCTTTGGATATTTCTATTAATTCATTTTCCATTTATACTATTTATATAATATTATAAATTAATTTAATATCTTCGTCCAAAAGCATTTGCAAATGGATTAGCGTTATTAATAGGAATATTCATATCTCTTTTTCTATGAGTTGGCATACCATTTTTCAGTACATTCATACCTTTACTTTTATATGTTTTATTCAATTCTCTTTCTCTTTCTTCCTTTATTTTTTTTCTTTCATCTTCCCTTATTTTCTTTTCATAATCCAATAACATCTTTCTTTGTTGTTCTTGTTGTTGTTGTTGAAAATGCACTTGCCTTTGTTGGTTTACTTGTTGAGGTTGTTGTTGTATTCTTAATGATTGAGTAGGTTGAGGAGGTGGTTGATAATCAGGTTCATCTAATCCGAATCTTGAATATAAACTATTACTTACCCCTGATATAATTCTATCATAATCTATATTATTATTATTAACAACAGGTTGAGTTGGTGCAGGTTTTGGTATATCAATTGGTTTTGATTTTTGTTCCTTCCTGGCTCTTCTCGTTGCTAAACTCTTTTCCCTACATCTTTGAAGGTGGGCTTTCAACTTATCACTACATGGTTTTTTCTCTTTCTTTTTCTTCACAGGTTCTACATATTCTTCTACAAATTCTTGTGTGTGTAACTCTTCTGTTGGTGGTGTAATAGTCATATCTATATTTTGTGTTTCTTGTGTTTCTAAATCGCGATTATCATCTAATTTAATTTTGGGTTCTTTATTGAATATCTCCGCTTCTTTTTCTGTAATAGGTGGTTTTTCAGGTTTTTCTTCTACAACTTTTTGTGTAGGTTGTGGTTGTTTGACAGACATCATAGCATTAGCTCGGTTTTGAAGTTTAGGCATTTATTATAATAATATATTTTTTTTTCACAAAAAAACACAAAATATTATTATTCTGTACTTTCAGGATTTTGTGGTGGAGGTTGTGGAGCTTGTGGAGTTTCTGTTTGTGTTTGTGGCGTATGTAAAAGACCTTCGCTTTTCATCTGACTAACCATTTCATTATATAATCTTCGTTCCGTTGCTGATGATTCTGTATGTTTTTGTGTTCCTGGTGCAGCTTTTCTTCCTCGTGAAGCTCGTTCTTGGGCAAATTTAGGTTTAAAACTATTTGCTATTTCTTCGGCTCTTGTTTTATTTTCAGTACTTGAAAATCTTAATTGGTCTTGGTCTCCTATATATCTAAACAATCTACTTCTTCCACTTAACAATCCTTTTTTACTTGTATAACTACCCTTTGGAGTTTTAATACCTGCTACTCTTTTTATTCTTGGTTTTTCTTCTTTCTTTGATTCCTCTAATGGTTCAGCTTCTGCAAAAGGATTTTCAGTAGGAACTGTTACACCTTCATAATCTTTCTCTGCTGTTTTTGTTTCAACTTGGTCTGATAATGATGAAGGTTGTGCAGCTGCATGTCTACTTAAAGTTCTTTCTCTTTTCTTACCTGTTCTTGATTGAAAGAATTTTCTATCAAAATCTCTCTTTACCTGTGGTGCTGTTCCGTATGAAACAGATTTAGCACTACCCATAATACCACTTGCTTCACTTATACTTGTTGGTGCTAAACTTGAACCAATACCGCTTTCACTTCTTCCTGCTTCACTTCTTTTAGGAGCAGACGCTAATTGTTCTAATGCTTGTTCTCGTATTTGATTAAATTCATCAGGTAAGATAAGAGGTTCACTCTCACTTTCAGGAGCGATTCTATTCATGACTTCTCTCATTCTTGGTTTAGAACCAATATTTTTTAATAATTGTTTATAATCTAAATCACCCATTGTACTGATTTCAGTTTCTACTTGACCTCTTCTTCTTCTTTGTTCTTGAATTAATTCTGTGGGTCTACCTTTAAATACAGGATATGCATTTCCGTGCTTATTTAATTGATAATCTTTAAAAGATAAAGGTTGAGATTGGCGTGATGTGGGTTTGAATTTTTTATAATATTTATCATAATCTCTTTCCCTTGATAAACTCTCTTGATTATTTGCTTTCTCTACTCTTTCTTTCCTCCTTAAATCTTCTTGTCCTTTCATACCATAGGAATAATGACCTGATAATCTTTCTAATGTTCTTGGATTATCTTTTAATACACTTGGTTCTAATAAGTAACCCTGTGTTCTTAAAGGAACTTCACCTACTTGTTCACCTTCCATCATAATAGGTTCACCACCTCTTTCCACACTTTCATCCAAACTTTCAAATCTTTTTTGTAATTCTTGTAAACCTTCATTGGTATATATTTCTCTACCAAATCTTGTCCCTTGTTCTTTCAACCACTCATCATAATTAGGAACATCATATTCTTCTCTTAACATTTTTTCATACTCTTCTTTTATTTGTTCTTGGCTCATGTTAGTAGCTCCTAAAAAATCTTCATATCCTTCTAATGTAGGTAATCCATTAGTTAGAATATGGTCATTCATTTGGTCGGTATATCTTTGTCTTTGGTCTTTTAAATTATTTTCATAAGCATTAAGATTAGCACTACTTTGATTTCTTATATCTCTTAAAGCTTGTCCTTCACCAACTCTTTCAGATTGTCCGTAACCTATTCCTCTTCTATTCATATTTCTTTGAGTTTGTCTTATAGCGTCTTTTAATCTATTTCTTAAATCATCAGCTCTTAATTCTGTTTGACCTGCATTAGTATGAGCTATACCTTCATCTTGAATAGGAGTTCCCAAAGCAGTAGATTGAGGAACTGGATTAACCACTTCTTGTACAGCATTATTCATAAAGTTAAAATCAGCTATATCATCTTGTAATACTTGTCCTTCTTGTGTTTCAGTCATGAATCTATGTTTTTCAGCTTCACTCATAGCAGGTAAATCAAATTGTAATATTTTATTTCTAATTTGAGCTAATGGGTGTGTCATGGCATCACTTGGTCGTGTTAATGCTGTTGATAAAGAATTAATATCTGCTGCTGTTTGTTGCATAATACCCATACCGCTTTTACCTACACTTGCTTTTATTTGGTCATTTACCATATCCATCAATTGATAATCTTGTTGTTGTATATCTTCTATACTTGGAAATTTCCTTTCTATACTTGGATTTTGATTAGTAATAGCGTAAATTACAGCAGAATTTTTACCAATATTAACAGGAGGTTCAAAGTTATTATCAATAATTTTAGTTCTGATTTGAGATATAATAACATCTTTGGGAAAGTATAATTCTATTGGAGATTGATAAGATATAATATAATCTGAACTTGTATAGTTTTTCATAATAATAGCTACAATATTAGTAGGTGAACCACCATTTAATGCTAATATAAACCCTTCACTATCAATAATATCACTTACAACTAAATAGTAACCATTCGTCGTTTTTTCAGGTAATTGAGTTCCTCTTATTGCTGATGAACCACAGGCAACAGTATAACTTGTCCACATTCCTAAATGACATGGGTCAAAGGTTTTAGGAGCTGTTTTCATATCATATTTCAATTGACTTCCTGTTGTATTTTGCAGACCCATAGAAACTAAATTATTACTCATTCTTTCACCACCAACAGAAGCGAAAGTTCCTCCTGCATAAATATATTTTACTCCTGCATGATTATCACTTGTATCAACAGATTGAGTTGCACTATCAAATGAATACGGAGCGACTATGAGGTCACCATAATATCTATCAGGCGCTCCTGTCCCATTCAAACCCCCTTGATGATTTTCAATTCTCGGTTCGGATTCTGTTGCTTCACGCGTTGCTATTACTGAACTGGCAATATCTAAATCATTTTTCGTAGTTCCCATCATATTCATATCTCCTTCGGCTGTATCAAAATCATAATTACCTATACCTGAAAATCTTGATTGTATATCATCAAAATCAAAACCTAATTTATCCATAAATCGCTCACCAATCTCATCATAAGCGTTACTATTAGGATTTATTCCTGTTGAATATCCACCCCAATAATTACTTAAATTATCTTGAACTTGTTCATTAGTAAACGAACCTGCTATATAATTTGGTCTTGCCCAACTTGTTATATTAATACCACCATGACAATCAAAGTTTTCAACTCCCTCTTTTGCAGGATAAATTACTTTAACAGAGTTATTACCACCTGTTGCTGTGTTAGTGTTAAATTCAGTAGCATAAGGAGTATGGAGGAAGACATATTCAAACAACGAAACCTCCTCATTGTATTGGAGTGAAAAGTTTGTTGTGCCGCACATTTGAGTAGCTTTCAAACTCTCACCTCTACTATTAGTTTTAGGCGTATAAATAATTGGATAAGCAGGATTACATAATTCCATGAACGGCTCTTCCATCATATAAAATCTTGGGTCTGTTCCTGATGGAGCTGGTTCTAATCCTGCATCACCTTGTTTACCTGAATAATAAAAGTCCCCTGTATTAGGTTTATTTGGTGCTGTTGTAAAATTGGGTTTGTTTAAATCTTCATTCAATGAAGTTTCAGTATTACTTACATAAGCTTTTAATGGTACTGGAACAGAAGTTGAAGGTCTTTCACCTGTTACAAATTTAATCTGTAATCCTGTTGAACCCCCACTTGCGACAGCTGTAAAAGTTGTTGTAGTTGATAAAGTAAATGAGGTAATAAATTCATTAAAAACAACTACGGAAGGAACACCACCACTTTGAGTTGTAACTTCTGCTTTAAAGAGTTCTGAACTGGGGTCACTTGGTTCTACGAATGTTACTATTTGACTTGTTGTATATCCTGTTCCTGCTGCTGATATTGTGAATTTACCATATTCAGTAGATTGTACAGATGGGTCATACCACCTAATAAATAACCCTCCCATTCTAAACCAAAGATTATAAGTTCCTTCTGCTATACCGGTATTAGCAAAATCAGAAGTTACAGCTCCACTATAATAAGTTCGTGCTTTGAAACTATTAATATAATAACCTCCTGTTTCTTGTAAATTAGTGCTTGGAGGAACTGTCATATTTTCATAAGAAGGATAATTATCGGCATCATTAGAAGTCCAAACAGGAATACAGAATCTATTTTGAACAATACCGGAGAGAGCTGTATCTTCAATTTCTAATCCTGTTTCGTAATCAACTGCATTTTCTAACTCATGAGTTTTTTGAGTAAAGTCATTACCAATATCAGTAGCACTCATATAGTTTTTAGCTGTCTCATAAAAGAATGAATTTCTCATAACTAACCAATCATGATTAATTTTATAGTCACAACAACTTGCTTCTATATCCCAATTTTTAGAAACACTTGGGTCAGTTCTTACAAAATCAGGATTCGGTGCGTCACTATGTTCATTAATAAAATCAGTATAAGCATTTATGGTATGAATAATTCTTTCATTATTACCAAACTGAAATCTTGATAATGAAGTATCATCATACATAAATTTAGAACTATCCATAGCAGTATATAAAAGTTGATAATTTTGAGCAAAATACCAAACACATCCACCTTCATAACATGTATTTTTATCATCATCATAAAAATCACTTTCTCTTAATTGAGGATAATTCTCAAATATGTTATGATAGTTTGGGTCATTTTTTCCAAAGAAATTACTTTCTTTTGTTACAGGTATATCATAATTAGTAGCTGAATAAACTATCCTACAATCAAAACCTTTTTCATATTCTTTATCAAACCAATTAATAGTATAAGTATCTGTTCCATTTAACCAACTGGGTAAATCCATTGTATTATTAGCATTAAAATTCCAATCACATACTAAATCATCCCAATAACCACCATTTTGATTATCTAAATTAATGGCTACTAATTCATATTCTACTACTGTTGCGGAAGGTGTTGATACATCAGCACTAAACATATTACCAATTATAATAGCATTTTCATTAGCAGTATTAGAATTTATACTACACATTTTACCTATCAATCTAAAAGCAGTTATATTATTATCAGTAACTGTTCCATCATAAGTATATTCTACTTTATGTTTATATATTGTTGTTCCTGAAACTACTACACCTGTTCCATCAATTATAAATTTAATTGAAGTAGATTGATAAGTTCCATGTAAACTACTATTAGTTGTTTCAGTAGAAAAACCACTATCATATTTTTGTATCATAGCCAAAGGATTATTATTTTCATCTTCGTCGTATTGGTCTGCTGATGTAGGGGAATTACCGAAATATCTGTACATTTCAGTAGCTCCTGATGTTGAAGGGTCTTGATTTGTTTTGATTTGCGGAAAAGTATATTCGTGTATAAAAGGTTCAAAAGGTTTTGTATTATTATATTTTTTTCTCCAATAACCAATTCTACTACCTACTGCTCCATCAGGGGCATTTAAGTAATAATAAGATTGATTTATACGAAGTGCAAAATCTACTGTTGAAGCACTATCTCTAAAATGTCCATCATTATCACATCCAACATATAAATAACCTGAAAATAGTATTTCAGCATTGAATCCATTAGGTCGGAGATAATTACCTCTTGTTGGGTCAAATAGATGAAAATTAGCATTATCTAATTCTTCTTGCGTATAAAGATTAGGATAATTAGTTAGTAGGTAATTCTTTTCAGGTTCATTTAATTTTACAGTTTTGTATATCATATAAGTTCCACCAATACCGGAAGCGTGATTTTTGTACCAACTTGATATATCAGACATATTAGCCGCTGTAAATTTAGCAAATGTAGTCGCATTATCAACAGGTGTAATTTCTATATGAATATTAGTTCCTGATGAACCTAAATAACCACATGGATATTTTCTAATGGATTGTGGTGCTAATGGTCTGCCCTGAAAATATGTATTGTATTCATAACCAATATCAACTATACCTTGTCTTAAACTTAACATAAAACTTCTATCACCATCCGGAGCTAAATTAGTTCCTTCGTAATTAGCATAATGTGGAACATAACCAAATATGAAAAAAGCATTTTTTACAGGATTACCCGCATATGTTTTACCTTCAAACCAACTAATACCATTCTGTTGAAATAATATATCTTTATTTTTACATTCATTATTATAAAAATAACCTGGTGAGTTTTGGTCTTCTTTAACGCCTATTCTTGTTGCACATTCAATATAAGGATGGTCTGCTAATCTTGGGTCAGGTTTTCCTGTATCTACTACATCCCTACCAATAGTTTCAATTCTTTTTATACCACATCCATCACCTCCTATATTAGTAGTGTACTCATTCATAATTGCGCCCCATCTATATAGTAACGATTTCTTGTATGTATATCCACTATCTGCATTACCAAAGTAATAGTTATGTAAGTCCACATCACTCTTTTTATCGTTTGTTCCATCATTAACTGTATAATAGGTATAATCCATGAGTGTAGAATCATTACGATTATTACCACTTTTATTAAAATCTATAAGGTCGTTTTGAATTCCTCTTGATTGAAGAAATGAGGCATTTACAGTAAGGGCTGAACCTCTTTCTACATGGAGGGGTTCTGATAAACTATTTATCCATTCTGTTGTTGAAACTTTAACATCTGCCTTATCAGATGCACATTCTATTACTTTTACGCTTGGTAAACTTTCAACTTGGGGGACAGCTGATTGTAATGTTTGTTGATACATGGCTCTATCTTTCTTACTCATGAAAGGAGTCCCTGAACCATACTCGCCTTGATTATTCATTCCGCTCATTTTATTATAACTATATATAATAAAATTTAAATAAAAAACATAAATTAAAATTAATATACACAAATTATTAATTTTGTGCAATTAGTGTAGATAGAGTTGTTTCAATAGGTGGCTTACTATAATCAACAACCATAACACCTTTTACCATACTATAATCTTCCGGATAATTCCACGCCTGTATTTCAATACCTTTACCTTCATGAACTACTTGTTTACCTTTGGTATAAATTTGTTTGAACTTCTTACCATTCTCAACTATATTAATAGAGAAAGGATTATTTTCATCTAAATGATTTGCTAATGGGTTTTTAAATTGTTCTTGATTTTGAAATATCTGTTTATTATTAATTAATCTTTCAAAGTGAATAAGACCTAATGGTTTACCATTTATTTTCTTTTCCATATCTTCGTATGTTTCATAAACAAAGTTCTTTTCACCACCTTGTCTTAATCCTTTCATTTTCTTGGTTTCAATATAACTACCATCAAATACTTTTTTATTAAGATAATACTGCTTACAACCTGTCATAATAAGTTTATCAAAAGAGTAACTATCACCTTTATGAATTTTATCAAATCTTCTTTGAAGACCCATACAATTTTTTACATGCTCTTTCATTCTCTTCTTTTCATCAGGTGTTAATAATTTTTTATCTAAATTATGTTGCTTACACCATTGTCCTGCGAAGTGGTCTTCTAAATCTTCTTCGCACTCATTTTTCCACGAACCTAATTCTTCACCTTTTTTATCCCAACAAAATCGTTTTACCATATCTCTTTTGAAACGAAATGTTTTACCCTTACACCATCCACTACTCATTTTAACTTCAACAGGGTCATAATGTTCAGTTTTCATAAAATCTAATGTACCGATACAACTATCAGTGTCAACCATAAGACATTTACCACCATTTAATTCAGTCATGAAAAGGTATTCCCAAAGAGAACATCTTGCGTAAGAAGTAATAGATGATGCTACTGCAACATTAACATCATTAACTTCAATATCACTTCTACTTCTAATAAATCTGTAATTACCCTGAACTGCTACATTAGTAAATTTGCAGTCACCATTTTCATCAGGTTCAGTCATTTTTTTATAAGCACCAATATCATCTTTATCTATTATACTAATACCATCTCTATCATAAGTATTAAGACCGAATAATCCGTACAATGAATTTACTACAATTTTATTTGATTTAGCTTCAACTGAATTACCTTTTTTCTTGGCTACTGCTTTATTATCAAAAAGACCTTTGGCAATATTTTTAAGTATATGGTCACCTTGAAATTTAATACAATGTATAATTTCAAATTCATATAAGTTATATTCTAATCCTGTTAGAATCTCATGACTAAATAGTCCTTCAATCTCAAACCAATCATTATAAAATTGAAATTGAAGTCGTTTAGTTTCAGGGTCTTTATATCCAATCAGAGGTTTGTAATTTTTAGAGAATGTAGTTGATTTGATTCTACACTTATAAAATCCAAAGTTTTGTTTAACAAACTTATAAACACTATTGTAACTTTTATTAGTTTCTTCTGTTGGATATACATAAGTAGGATTACCATAAGGTATTTTATGCTTACACATTTCAGCAGGGTATTTACTTGTTTCATCAAAATAATAAACTTTATCATATCCCATATTTTGAGAATCTCCTAATACAAAAGCTTCCGTGCGTCCACCAAAATATCCTTTTCTAATAGATTGTTCTTCTCTTTTACATAGAGTATAAATCTTATATCTCGCATTACTATGATGAGGAAGATAATGTTTATATAAAAGTTTTTTAGCAAAACTGGATGATGTAAAACAATCGGTCATGTTTATTCTACAAATCCTATTAGTAATTTTAACTTGAACCTTTTCACTTAATTTTTCTATTTCATCTTCATCACACCAACTAATCCATTTAGGTTTATTGTCAGCAAATTTACATTGACTACATGCCCAAAACCATCTACCTTTATTCTTTTCACTATTAGCTATTGCACCTCTGCATTGACTATAACAACAGCCGCAAATAGGATTATCACCATCTTCTAATTTAACATTTTGAACATCATTAAACTCTTGAATATTTGGTACAAAAGAATAATATAATACATGTGAATACATATCAACCAAATCTAAAAGTGAAAGACAATCATGTTTAAGATACTCACGAAGATTAGGTAAGTATTTTTCTGTATTCCAATTTTGAAGATTGATTTCATTAGGTTGAAATAGTTCTTTTTTCTTCTTATGTTTAGTATTCATTTCTTTGCAAAGTGAATCTAATGAACCTGTAAGATGTCTTAAACTATCTTTAAAGTTTATTTTGTTAGTTCCATCATCAATAGTCAGACCAATGTAACCACCATTCAATTCAACAGCTTTTGTTATACGCCAATTATCATTAACACATAGATTTTCTCTTAATAATATAGGAACATCAAAATTTGCTCCATTATGGGCAAAGAAAGTATAATCATTAAATTTATCAGCATTTTTAGTTAGAAACTCAAAGAATTGTTTAATACAATCCATACCTTCAAATCTTTCATAACGATAAGCTCTTTCACCTTGATATTTAAGAGTTGACATATCAACATCATCTTCATTATAACTCTTGTATGTATCTTCTTCACCTTCTACTTCAAATTGAGGATATTCAAACCAACTCAAACCAATCATGTAAGATTGAAAAGGCATCGTTGTATTTTCATTTTCTAAATTAATACCATCATCTTCACCAATATTAAATAATGGTGTGAATTCACCTGCTTCATAATTATTAGTTGCTTCTATATCAAAAGTTGCAATCTTATAATCATATTCTTTATTAAATAATTCATAAGAATAAGGTTTTTCTTTTTTAGCTTTCATTTTGTTACAATATTCATCATCAATCATTCTATTAATTTTTTTATAATCATATACAGGTTTAGGTATTTTACCTTTATTTTTTTTATTCCATTCTTTTGCCATTTTATTACGCTGTCTTAATACACCTTTAATCTCATTAAGAAGTTCCATATCATTAGGGATTCTTTGAAAAGTATTTTTCTTAATAGGTCTATTGATATTCTCATTTTCAACTATTAGGACTTTATTTAATTCTTCATTCCATGACTCAAAACTATGACCTGCTTTTTCAATAACATCTCTTGGTATAAGAGCTGAATAGTGATTTTTATAAAGCATCATATAGTAAGTAGGAAGTGTAGATAAATATTTATCGTGTTTATTCTTTTTCATAGTATCAGGGCATGAAGGTAATATATTTCTAATTACATTAAATTTACAATCTAATACACATATCTTTTTATCCCATCCTTTTGCTTTACTACCATAAATACCATTAGCGTTATAATTAACATGGGCTGTAATATCATATTCGTCTGTATAATTTTCATTAATATCGTACTTATGAGTTTTCTTCATAACTTTACTAAACTTTTCCTTAATACTACTTGCTCTTTCCTGAATGATTTTCTTAAATGGTTTCCAACCCTGTTTTATTTGATTCAACATTGTATCAAAATCTTCTGTTGTACTTCTTTTACTACATGTAGAGTTTAGTATAGCCAAAGTAGAATAGAAACAATTCTTGGCATTAGGAATATTAATATGTATAAATTTATCACCATTAATATTATTATGATTAGTTGAACCACTACCAATTAGTTGATTACCACTATTAGGTTTAGGTGTCCATCTTTGAACTGTTAATGAAGTAGGAAGAGTGGTTTCGGCACGAAGTCCTGCGTCAGGTATATATTGACTGGAATTTTCATTACCTTCATACTCCTCAATATATTTATTGTATCTATTAGCTACATCATCTACTAACATATCTTCATTATATGTTCTAAATGTTGTATATGTTTTTGAAATACCTGCCTGTGAAAGTTTAACATTATAAATAGCGTTAGGGTTTTGTGATTTAACTTGTCGTAACCTTCTTCTGACATTTTCTTTAAGAGAAAAAGCATCATTATATCTATACTCAAATTTCTTTCTATTATATGTAGGGTCATTCCTTGTAAAATCTTCTGTTTTTATAGGTTGATTAAATCTTGCAGGGTCTTTAATTCTTCTTTGTAATTGTCTACTTGAAGGTTTTACTAATCCTGCTTGTCTACCTCTCTGTACCACTAAATTAGTTCGTGGAGCTGGTTTCTGTATCTTTCTCATGAGTTTCTTATTTCTGTTAATAGTTTGTAGTGAACCTGTATATGGATTGAATCTCAAATGATTAGGAAGTTTATATTCAGGTTGAGTTCCTTTTTTGTAGGATTGTTTAAAGTGTTCTGTAAGCCATTTCCTATTAGTTTTGTTCAAAACATATTTTTTTCCGGTTTTCTTCCATTTTTTGGATGAACCTGTATAAGTAAAATTCTGTGTCGCCATTCTTGTTATATATATAAAAGATTTTTTTTTTAAATTATTTTTTTTTTAATTCAATTTTAATTAATAAAATTAACGAAATACTTAAACATTGAGAAGTAAATTTATGTGTCCTTAATCAACCTGTATATAGTTTATTTTAAATGCAGAGCAGAATTTAGAAAAATTTGTATAAGGTCTTTGCGCCGGTTGTCATGGCAACCGCTCTTTAAATACTCTAACAACACATTCTTAAAAAATGATATTGTTAAAGCACTTAAAGAATTCGCTAAAAAAAATTTACCGAACTTTTGTACATTTTATCAATCATCAAACTACCATCCATTGTCTAACATGTTTACCACCTATTTTTGTCTTATTTTGCGTAAAACTTCC